TTACGGGTTAACAGATGCCGATCTTGAACTTCTAATATTTTTAGATTGTCAAAAACGGTTTACAAGACAAGATTTTATTGATGGTACTTACACCATGAGCTGGGATAAAACTCGGTGGGACAAACTAAGGAAATTAGGCTGGATAGAGGTTTGGCGACATAGAAATCGTACGACGATAAAGTATAGTGTATTTAAGACCTCGTTTAAGTGCAGCCAACTCATAAGTAGAATATACAGGATATTACTAGGCGAAGAAGATATGCCAACATCCGAAAGAAGTGTATTCTACAATAACAAATCGTATACTGATAAAGTCTTTAATAAGGCTATTGATGATATGATAAAAGACTCAGATAGATAATGGCGTTCAAACTAGGTAGCAATAGAGGTAGTAAAGACAGTAAGCTGAGTATAGGCTCAAAAGAAACTATATCTGGCTGCAGAATTGAAAGAGTTGAACTACCAGAAGGTGTTATGGGTGAAAGTCACAAAGAAGGTGTAATATATATAAGTGACGCTATAGATCCAGACAGTGAGCAATACAGAAGAGTTTTAAATCACGAAATGAAACACATGACACACATGAAGCTCGGTAGAGTTGATTACACCGACGAGTATGTGTTTTGGGATGGTGTTGAATATCCTAGGCAACAAGGTTATGTGTTGTATGAAGACCAATGGGTAGAAGAGGGAGATATAGATCTTCCTTGGGAATTTAAAGATTAATAGATATGAATAAGACAGTAGCATACAAAATGGCGGGCTTTGGAACTAAATCAGGTCACGCTGATACAGTGTTAAGTAAAAAAGACGGTAAAGTAAAAGACACTGCTTCTAAAGAACTTCTTAGTGCTGAGAATCCAGATACTTACGTAGATAAAGGTAGCAAGAGAAATAGTGATACAGATAATATTACCATAAAGATTTCTAACATGGAAGATAGAGCGTCAAAAATTAAAGCAGATATTGCTGAAGATGTGTTTGAGGGATCTGACTTAGATAGAGCTAAAAATGACATATCAACTATAAACGATCAAATTAGCAAGCTTAAAGCGCTTAAAAACACAAAAGACTTTGCATAATGATAAATAACTTAATAGGAGGTTTATTCGGTAAAGTCTTAGATAACGCGGAAGGTATACTTGACAAAGTAATCACAACTGATAAAGAGAGAGACGAGGCTAAGCTAGCATTAAAATCAATAATGCTTGAAGCAGAGCGTGAAGCATTTGCAAAAGAAGTTGAAGATCGTAAAGATGCACGTGATATGTATAAAGACGATGCTATTATCCAAAAGGTTCTAGCGACACTATTTACTGTAGCGTACTTTGGCATTACTTATGTAATGTTTAATTACTTTGTAAATAAGACAATAGATCTTGGTGAATTTGAGATCAGTTTTATATCAACAATATTTGGCGCTATGAGCGCGAAGGTAAATACAATAATAGACTTCTTCTTTGGTGGAAGTTCAAATAAAAACGAACAAGTAAACAATAAATAAAATGGCAAATAATTTCTTTACAACAACAACAGAGCCAGTGATAACAAGTGGTGCTACTGCCTTCGGGGCAGATGATGCAATGTTTGACTGGACGCCTATACAAATTCCAAAAGGATCTTGCGCTCTAGCAAGTATATCTGGATACATAATGGGTAAAAATGGTGATGACCAAGCTACTGGCGGAATTATTGATTTATTTTTTGCTAGAAGCATAAACGGAGTAGCACCTCCAACTATTGGTACTATAAATAGCGCTATATCAAAAGCTAACGCGGTTGCGTTTAGAAGACATTTAATTGGCTATATGTCTTTAGACATGGACGAAAGAACAGACTCAACAGACCCACTTGCGTCGTATAACGCTTTTGGATTAGCTTTTAATTCCACAATAAACAACTCTTACAATCCTATAATCATGGATGCCGAAGCGTTATCTGGAGACACTGGATTTCAAACCATATATGTGGCTGGAGCTGCGCAGGCTGCTTTTGACTTTGGAACAGGAGTGTTATGTGCTGGAGAAAACGCTGCAGACAACTTAGCTATAGTTATAGATAATGGTTCTGGAGCTGCAAGTATTGCTCTTGACACGTTTGCTATTGGAGATGAAGTAGTATTAGCAGACGACACTAGAATAGGTACTATAACAGCTTTAACTAATGTGCTTATGACTGTAGATACTGTACCAGCTACTTTAGCGGACAACGCTGAGCTTGTTCCAAAATTTCCACTAAGATTTAGGTTTGGGTGGGAATATTAAATAACAACTAATCAAATTAAATTAAATTAAATCATGGCAAAAAGAAAAACACCTAAAACTGTTGACTTAAAACCTCAAGCAGAGAAAATTACAGATCAACAGCTAGAAAAGCTTCAACAAACAGTAAAGAGTGTGCAAATGGCTCAGTCTGATATTGGAGCGCTAGAGGCTAGAAAACACGAGGCACTTCACGCGGTTCTACAAATGCAGTCTGTGTTAATGCAATTACAAGGAGAATTTAAAAAAGAATACGGTACAGATGATATTAACATCGCTGACGGTAAAATTAAATACAATGATGACAAGCAAGCTGATAAGAAAGATAACGATAGGTAAGGACTACAAGATCGACGCCATGCACTATGCTGTTGGGCAAGAAGTATATGGTGGCCACACTATTTGTGATATATTAGAAGAAGAAGACAAGTATTCAATATATATTAAGAAAAACAAAGACGTGTTGCCGTGGAAAGACTTCAATAAGAACATGGCTATATCTGTAGAGTATAACTTAGAGTACTAATGAAGAGCTTACACTCTTTTGTAGTTAAGCCACATGGATCTAGATACAGCAACACAAAATCTATTGGCAACAAGCAACTAATACTAAACACAGAGGTTTACAACCATCAGTTTACTAATAGAACAGCAGAGGTTGTATCTACTCCGTCTGCTAGTAGTAGTCTAGGTATAAGTCCTGGAGACAAGATAATAGTTCACCACAACGTTTTTCGACGCTGGCATGATATTAAAGGTAAAGAAAAAAACAGTAAGTCATTTTTTAACGAGGACACTTATATAGTTTCATTAGATCAAATATTTCTAGTAGAGCAAGGTAACTCTTGGAGATCCACGGAGGGATTTTGCTTTGTACAACCAATAAAAGACAACAACAACCTAACAACAGAAACAGAGAAACCGTTAATGGGTATAATAAAATATACAGACGGAAGTGTTGAGGTTGGTGATTTGGTTGGTTTTACTCCTAGTTCTCAGTATGAGTTTATAATAGACGGTCAAAGACTTTATAGAGTATACAATAAGTTTATTACAATTAAATATGAATATCAAGGAAACGAAGAAGAGTATAATCCAAGCTGGGCATAAAGCGGTTGAAGAGCTTATCAAAGTTGCAAAAGAAGCTATTGTTGATAGTGGCGATGACATTACTGCCGATAGACTTAAGAACGCTGCTGCTACAAAAAAGCTCGCTATCTTCGATGCCTTTGAGATACTTAATCGTATACAAGAAGAAGAAGCTTTACTCGAGGGTAAGGTTGCTGAAAAGAAAGAAGAGAAAGTTTTTAAGGGCTTTGCCGAAGGTAGATCTAAATAATGTACGAACAAACTTTATACAAAATAGTAGAGCCAATAAAAAAGACTACAATAAGTAGACTTAACAAAGGCAAGAAGTGGGAGTACGGCTACAACAAAGAGCACGACGTTATAGTGTTATCTCGTAATGGGCAAATTGGAGAAATATACGAGATTCAAAATCTGCATATAGCTTTACCAAAAGTGCCAAAAGATGTGTATAGCAACAAAGATAAGAAGTGGAAACAAATTGAAAAGCCTGATGTACTTAAAAAGATTAAAACAATATTTGACTGGAAAGCGTATCCAGAAGACCAAAAAGAACAATGGCACGACTACATTGACGAAGAGTTCGATAGGCGTAGCAGTGGTTTTTGGTTTAATAATAATGGAACGCCTACGTTCATAACAGGTACACACTATATGTACTTGCAATGGAGCAAGATTGATGTTGGTGCACCTGATTTTCGCGAAGCAAATAGATTATTCTTTATATTCTGGGAGGCTTGCAAAGCTGACAAGCGCTGCTACGGTATGTGTTATCTTAAAAACAGACGTTCTGGGTTTTCTTTTATGAGCTCTGCTGAGACTGTTAACTTAGCTACTATTTCAAGTGACTCTAGATATGGAATACTATCGAAAAGTGGAGCTGACGCAAAGAAAATGTTTACAGACAAGGTTGTACCTATATCAATAAACTACCCTTTCTTTTTCAAGCCAATTCAAGATGGTATGGACAGACCTAAGTCTGAGCTAGCGTATCGTGTGCCTGCAAGTAAATTTACTCGTAAGAAAATAGACACAAACGAAAAGTTAGCGGAGATAAAAGGTTTAGATACTACGATTGACTGGAAGAACACGGGTGACAACAGTTATGATGGTGAAAAGCTTTCACTACTAGTACACGATGAGAGTGGTAAATGGGAACGACCAGATAACATACTCAACAACTGGCGAGTTACAAAAACTTGTCTTAGACTAGGT